GTAGACTGAGGTAGACTGAGGTAGACTGAGGTAGACTGAGGTTTACCTTGGTGGGCTTCGGTGGGCTTCAGTGGGCTTCGGTCCCAATTTGTTCTTTAAAGACAATAGCCTTGTCCAGACAAAATTAGATCTAATGCCTAATGTCTGGGTTCGCTATCCTACGTTTTGTCATCGGATACACTATCCGTTGACCTGGCTATCCAACGATATCAATGACTTAGTTAATCAATGTTTAATCAATGGTCTTAATTAGGGTCCCATGCCCTCAGATCTGACCCCCAGTACACCCAATCAATCAATAGATTTCAAAAGACCGTTAAAGACCAGCCGTTGTTGTTGTTGTTAGACGTCTTGAAGCACACCCAAGTTCTCCACAAAAGACCCACCTAGGTCTACTAGAGACCCACCTAGGTCTTCCCCTAGCTCCCCCCACAAAAGACCCACCTAGGTCTACTAGAGACCCACCTAGGTCTCCCACCAAAGGATCCCCGTCATGGCCTTAGAAACAGGAAGTTACATCAACAGTCTGAACGCAGCTAACCCTGCAGCGACTGATGGTCTAGCCCAAGCCGATGACCACCTTCGTCTTATCAAGAGCACCGTCAAGGGCACCTTCCCAAACCTGACAGGGGCTGTCACCAGTAACCAGGCTGATCTTAACGTCATGGCTGGTGCAGCAGCAGCTGGTGTCACTAGCACCGAGGTTGGCTACCTAGATGGCGTCACCAGTTCGATCCAGACACAACTGACAGCCTTGGCTTCATTAGTAATAGTACCCTCTGGTGGTATCATCCTGTGGTCTGGGGCCATCTCTGCTATCCCTACGGGCTATGTCTTATGTGATGGCAACAACAGTACCCCCGATCTCAGAGCTAGGTTTGTCATTGGTGCCAATGGTGGCAACTACGATGTGGGTGACACAGGTGGTGCTGCTACAGTTACTCTGTCTGAGGCAGAGCTACCCGCGCACACCCACGTAGCTACATCAGTAGTCACAGACCCTGGGCACACTCACCAGTACACTGTGTCCACAGGATCAGGCGGTGAGGGACGTGGTGATCGTGACGCAGACATTAACACCAATGGCGTCACAGGTAGTGCATTCACAGGCATCACAGTCTCTACAACCAATGCTACCACAGGCTCTGGAGTAGACCATGAGAACAGGCCACCGTTCTATGCATTAGCCTACATCATGAAGACTTAGACTTAAGTACATCTCAGGTCACCATAGCAACTCCCGTCCATTAAGGTAGGTATCATTAGTCATGTCTGTATTACCCGTGCGTAACCTAGGTAACGTAGGCGTAATTACTGACGTTGACCCCTTCAATCTTCCGTTCAATGCCTTCACCCGAGCTAAGAACGTCAGCTTCGATGGTGCCAACATTAAGAGATCCCCAGTCTTCCGCACGGCGTTAGACCTAAGCTCCATAAGCCCCACCTTTGTCTTTGGCCGCTACAGTAACACCGGATACGACAGCATCCTGGTGGGCACCAGCAACTACAGTATCTTTGAGTTTACATCAGGTGGATCCCTGACCAGCAAGTACACTGGGTCAGCCAATGCCACCACCAAGGCCTTCACGGGCACTACTTTGTCTAACGTAGACTACTTGAACAGGGGCGACCAAGCACCCCTCTACAGACTACCTTCCCAGTCAACCTTCAGTACTCTTGCTAACTGGACCTCTGGTCACAAGTGTGCATCCCTCAGGAGCTACAAGGACTTCCTGATAGCCTTAGACTTAACTGAGGGTGCCTCTACGTTTCCAACCCGTGTACGCTTCTCTGATGTTGCCTTAGCCAACCAGGCCCCTAGCAGCTGGGATGCAACAGACACCACCAAGTCGGCTGGGTTCAATGACATCGTTCAGATGGACACTGCAATCATCGATGGTGCCACCTTAGGTTCCAACTTTATTATCTACAGTAGCGACCAGGTGTGGCTCATGGAGTTTGTCGGTGGCACCTTTATCATGAACTTCCGTAAGCTCTTTGATGATGCTGGGGTTATCAACCAGAACTGCATCGTAGAGGCTGAGGGACGTCATTATGTCTTTGACAGGGATGACATCTATACAACCGATGCTGTCTCTCGCCAGTCTATATGCGATGGCCGTGTCAGGAACTACATCTTCAACTCCATAGACACCAATAGCACATCCAAGTGCTTCACCTACCACAACGACATCACCGAAGAGATCTACTTCTGCTACAAGTCAGCTGATGACATGGCTGAGTTCACCAACGGATCAGCGTGTAACCGTGCAGCTGTCTTTAACTATAGGCATAACAGTTGGTCCTTCATGGATCTACCCAACTTGGTTAGCAGCAGCACTGCCAACTTAAACAACGTGAACACCTATGCATCCTCGACTCTAACCTATGACAACACAGGTGGAACCTACTTGGGTCAAGGTGGTAGCTTCTCACGCCACCCCATCTGCATCTCCCTGCAGAGCACTGCTGATGGCCTGTCAGACAACCAGATGCTAGCCTTGGATCACACAGATGAAAACACCCAGGTTGCTCTACCGATGTATGAAGAAGGCACTAAGCCTATACTCTTAGAGCGCATTGGTTTGGACCTAGACCAAGAGCTTGGAGCATCTGTAGACACCTACAAGACGATCCGTAAGATCCTTCCTCAGATCTCTACGCTGTCTACAGACAAGACCTTTAACTTTACTTTGGGTGCATCAGATATCCCAACGCTTCTCCCCACCTATAGTACCCCCCAGGCCTTTGATGTCAGCACCAGCTACAAGCTCGACACCCGCGAATCTGGTCGATACCTGAGCTATAAGATCGACGCTGGTACTGTGGTTAAGGACTTCACCATCAGTGGTTTTGACCTGGACCTATTACCTCTTGGTCGGAGGTAACCAAGATGGCAACTAATACAGTCACAGACCTAGTGGTTAACCAGTACATAAGACAGCCAGTACCCCTAGACCCCGAAGGGATGTCAGTCTACCTCTCAGGTCAGCTTCAAGAGATCGAGAACTCTATGAAGACTGTTGGCGAGGGCAGCTTACAAGTCGTAGACAAGCCCCCCGCCAGACCTCTCAAAGGTATGCTGAGATATGCCGTGACCCCGTGGGACCCTCTAGGCACAGGTTTCCAAGGCCTGGTTGTCTACTCAGGTAACGCATGGCTGAGAGCCAGTGATCCAGAAAGTCTAATATCTGATCTTCAAGATGACATAAATGCCAACGCAACTGCTGTAAGTAGTCTAACTGCAACAGTTACCAGTATTAATGGAACTGTGACAGCCTTG